AGATCTGCGCCGTCATAGTGCTTCGTCCTGCACGCACAGGAGCCAGTACGCCAGCTTTTGCAGCCGCGTCTCCTGCGCCAGCAGCGCGTCCGTCGTCTCGTGGTCGATTTTCGGCATTTCGTACAGGAGCGCCCGATCATTCTTGAGATCATCCGCGTAGGCGTTCACCGCCTCGATCACGTCCGCCAGCTGATCCGGGCGGAAATTTACCGGGATACGCTTTTCTTCCTGCTTCATGATCTGTTTAGCTCCTCCGCCAGCGCCCGGAAAATCGGGTATGCCTGCTGCGGCACTACGGCGTTTCCAAGGCATTTAAGCCGGTCCACCCGATGGGGAACCCCATTAGCCACTCTACCCATTCCGGGTTCAACTGCCCAGCACCGCCCGTCCGCAAGCTCCTGCCATTCTCCCCGCCGTGCGTCCCCTGTGCGTTGGATGCGCAGGGCATCGGCCACAGCCCTTTCGTCCGGGCTAGCACGTGTTCCCTCAGATTGCTCACCCCCCCATGTACGCCCTGATTGCTCGTAAATGTCGTTTTCCCGGCTGTGAGCAGGTTGATCCTCTTTTCTGATGCTATCGTGCAGCCAGCCACTGTCGGTGTCGGCCACATTTGCGAGTCCGGTGAAGAATACCCTTGATCGTCTGTGCCACGCTCCGACAGCCGCAGCCTCAAAATTAAACACGACGACGTGATATCCAGTACGCTCCAGATCCGCGACCACCTGCCCGGCGGCAATCTTGATGATTCCAGGTACATTCTCACCGATAACGCAGCGCGGGCACAGCTCTCGGATAACTCGAAGCATTTCCGGCCAGAGGTAACGGTCATCGTCTTTCCCCTTTTGTTTTCCAGCCGTGGAAAAGGGCTGACAGGGGAATCCGCCGGAAATAACGTCAACTGTTCGCAGGCCTGTCCGCTCATAAAAGCTCTCCTTTGTCAGCGTCCGGATGTCGCGCCATCTCGGCACGTCCGGCCAGTGCTTCTCCAGCACCTTCGTCGGGTAATCGGCAAATTCGCACTGCCCAACAGTCGTAAATCCTGCCCACTCGGCAGCCAGATCCAGCCCGCCGATCCCGGAAAACAGGCTCAGATGCGTCAGTCCCACAGGCATGCACCTGTGAAAAACGTCGTGAGCGACACGCCGCCGAGGACGGCGGCGATCTCCGTCGCGTGGGCGCAGCCCGCGATGATGCACAGCGCGAAGCCCACGCCCGACAGCCAAATGCACCCCAGCCGCGCCAGCCGTCGCATGGCCTTGCGCCACTGGTAGATCGCCATGATCCGTGCCCGGCGCTCTTCCGGGCTCTCTTTCTCGACTTCCCGCGGCGGCTCATACCCGATCCGCCGCTCTGCAAGATTGGTTCTCATTCTGCCAGCTCCTTCCTCCATACCGGGCTGTCCTCCCGGTTCACGCAGTAGCGCATGGTTTCCTTGAATTCCTCTCCTATTCCCCGCTGGCAGAACGCGGCATAAAATATGTTCAGGATCCGCGCGGCAGCAGCGCTCAGTTCCAGCGCGCCGCCGTACAGCGCAGATACCGTTTTTTTGCCGTCCATGCCGATCTCGACGTGTACCTTCCCGTTATCCATTGGTTTCCTCCTTCGTCTCCTGCAGCCGCCTGACGAGCCGCGCCAGACGGGCATTTTGTGTCGCGAGCTTCTGCGCGTCCATGTCAAGCCCCTTGCGCTTCAGCCCGCCGATGATCTGCGCTGCCTGGCACTCGCAGACCAGCGCCGCCTCAATCAGATCATGCAGCTCCTGCGCATCCAGCGTCAGGGTGTAGGTGCTTGCTTTTGCCATGTCGCAGCCTCCTTCTGTTCCTGTTCCCGGCGGTATCGCTCCGCCGCCCATCGGGCGAAGGCGTCGATCACGGGCTCGCCGTTTTCTTCGCCGGGATGCTTAAATTCAAAAGTTTCGCCTGGGAGAAATCTCCCGTCCGGCCCCCGTTTCCCAAAAACGGCGATCATAATCTCACGCCTCCTTTTCCGCTTGCCCCCAGCCCTGCTGCGTGGTAAGATGTGGGCGGGTGGTGTTTTTATGACGATTCAACAATTTAAAATCTGTTTTGTGGTCGCGCATTCCCGCAGGCTCAGCGACGTTCTTGCCGCTTTTCCGCAGTTTGACTACATCGGCTTGCAGGAGTCGCTTCCACCGCGTTTTCTGGATTTCTCCGACTGCCGTTTTGACGACAGCACCGTCGTTACGCTCAGCCCGCTCGGACAGGCGGCCTATGACCACGTTAGGCTAAAGGCCATGGCCGTTTCCATCCCGATTTTGCTTTCCGCCGTCGGCGTGATCGTTGCAATTCTCAAGCCTTGAGTGCCACGATCAGCGCGGCCAGCGCGACGATCATGTTGACCGCGAAATTCCACAGCGTTTCCCGTCTGCGTTCCCGCAGGTCTTCTCGCCGCCATTCTTCCAGGCGGCGTTCGATTTCTTCCACCGGCGTTACGCCTCCTTCCGCTCCTCCTGCTTGCCTTCCTTCGCCAGCATCATGCCATAGGCGATATCGCTCAGGCGCTGCATCTCTTTCGCGTTCAGCTTGTCTGCGATCTTGGTCAAACTCTCGTTGACCTGTTTTTCCTTTTCAGACATTGTTCTCACCTCGCATTGGTTTCTGTGTTCTGTAACCTAGGTTCATATTATCACGCCTAGGTTTCATTGTCAAGCATTATTTTGAATCTTGGTTTCATTATTTTCTTGACTTTTGCGCTCACGTGTGGTAACCTAGTTTCATAAGGAGGGATGGCAATGGACACCATCAATCAGCGAATTGATTTTTTGATCAAAGCGCTTGGTTTCACAAAGACGAAGTTTGCGGAATCGCTTCACGTCTCATCTCAGTTCGTTTCGTCGCTGTGTTCTGGCGCAAAGCAACCAAGCGACCGCACGATTGCTGATATCTGCCGCGAATACGGTGTAAGCGAAACATGGCTCCGCACCGGCGAAGGCGAGATGAAGCAGAAGCTGACACGGAATCAGGAGATTGCGGAGTTTATGGCTTCCATCATGCGCGACCCGGATGACGCGCCGCGCAAGCGGTTTATCTCCATCGTCAGCAAACTTGGCGTTGAAGAATGGCAGTTGCTCGAGGATATCGCAAAAAAATGGACCGAGGACGAATAACCGTCCCCGGCCTATTTTTTTATTCCCGCGCCTATGTGACCAACTTCCGCACGAATCTCCAGATCAGATCCAGATCCGCATCTGTGGCCAGCCGCAGCAGGCGTTTGATCTCTTTCAGCAGCAAATTCCGTTCCATTTCCATTAGTACCTCCATTCTTCCACAAAAATCTCTTCTATTTTTTGTTTACTATTGCCGTTGAGGTTTTCTTCCATTTGATTTACAATTTAAATAAGATGTTCCTTTTCATCGCATGATTATCATAGAATATCCGTTCGATAATTACAATTATAAGATTTTACAAAATTATCTTATAATAATTGGAGGTTTTGCCATGAGGCAAGCATGGCGCAAGGTTTTGCTTGTGCTGGTCTGCTGCGTACTGGCTGTTGCCGGATGGATTGGGCTTTTGAATCTTGCGGAGGTCTTTTCCGCTGCCCGCTCTTACAGGGCTTCGCCCGCAGAGCTCCGCGCGGCTGCGGATGCCGCTGTGCTTCCTGCCGCAGCCCCGGCGTTTTCCGGCAGCGGAGAATATACGGACGCGGAGCAGGCCGAAGCGCAGGCGGAGTATTATGCCAGCATCGGCGGCGACCCGCTCGACGTAGAGCCGCTGGAGCCGATCATCGGTAAATTTGTATCCTATATCCCCGGCACGCTGCCCGCCGAGGCTCCGCAGATCTCCGCCTCGACGAGTGAAAACGTGCAGACATTTATCGTAAATACATCCAGCGGCGTTTTCCATCTGGCCAGCTGCTACCACATCCGCCAGATGGACTATGCAAACCGCAGCAGCTACACCGGCACCCGCGCCGAGGCTGCGGCTCTGTATACGCCGTGTAAGGATTGCAATCCGTAGGAGGGCTTATGTACTGTAACAAATGCGGCAAAGAGATTGACGACGAGGCTTTGATCTGCCCGCACTGCGGCTGCGGCACCGTGAATTATATCCGCGATCAGGCAAAGGCGGAGGCCCGCGTGCAGGTGCAGGCCGCACCGGCGCGGAAAAAGCGCTCGACTGCTCTGCTGCTTTGCATTTTTCTTGGCGGCCTTGGGGCGCACCGGTTTTATGTCGGCAAGATCTGGACGGGGCTTCTTTGGCTCTTTACGCTCGGCTTTTGGGGCATTGGCACGCTGGTTGATTTTTGCCGAATCTATGATAACAAATTTCCAGATGATGCAGGCCGCCCGCTCTATGACGAGTATACGGATGGTTTAACGCCCGAGGAATACGAGGAGGCCGTCGCCGGGCCGCGCAAGGTGCGAAAGATCGTGATCGTTGTTGCGCTTGCGCTGTGTGCCGGCTGCTTCTTGATCCTGCGCGTCATTCCGAGCCTGATGTACGCACTCGGCTTTTGAGATTCGCCCGCGCCGCTGGCCGAACAACGGCGCGGGCTTTTTTGCTTGCGCAGGCGACCGGGAGCCGTCTGTAACTATATGGTAGCCTGCCCATGGTAGACTTGTAAAGATATGGTAGTTACTTTTTACAGTCAGACGTCTTGCTTTTTTAGGGGGAATGACATGTTTTGAAGGAAAAATTATCTGATTTGTGCCGTGAGCAGAAGCAGACGATCACTCCGCGCAAAACAAATCAGGACGTCGCCGAAAACACCGACCTTTCCGTCGGCACCGTATCCCAGTTCTTTCGCGGCGACATCAAAAATCCGTCTGTTTACACGGTCGGCCCGATCTGCCGGGAGATGGGTGTTTCTATGGACGACTATTTCGGCATCCCGCATGACGAGCCTGCCGAGACTTCCGATGCTGAAAAACTCCGTGCCGAGACCGCAGCGCTTCGCGCGCAGCTTGCCCAGCAGCAGAAATCCCTGCGCATGCACCGGCTTGTGACGCTCATCCTCTTGGGTATTCTTTTGCTGTGCGCCCTTGCGCTTGTGGCCGACGTGCTCATCCCATCGATCGGCTGGATCCGCACATGAAAATTACCGCCCCGGCCCGATCAGCCAGAGCGGTATCTTTGGAGGCTTTTGTGGATAATTTGAATCTTGCCAACGTCGTGATCTACGCCCGGTATTCTTCCGCCGGGCAAAACGACCAATCGATAGACGGCCAGCTTGCCAAATGCCGCGAATACGCGCAGCAGCGCGGATACCGCGTTGTCGGCGAATACTGCGACCGGGCGCTGTCCGGGCGATACGCCGAGACGCGGCCGGAGTTCCAGCGCATGATTTCGGACAGCGCGAAGCACGCTTTTGATTTTGTGCTCGTGTGGAAGCTCGACCGCTTTTCCCGCGACCGGTATGACAGTGCGATCTACAAAAAGAAACTGCGCGCGAACGGCGTGCGCGTCCTGTCCGTCACCGAGGGCGTTGGCGACAGCAGCGAGAGTGTGCTGCTGGAGGCGATCCTGGAGGCCATGGCAGAGGAATATTCCCGCCAGCTTGCCCAGAATGTCCGTCGCGGGATGCGCCAGAACGCAGAGAAGGGTCTGAGCCTCGGCGGCCTCGCCCCGCTCGGCTACCGCGTCGTGAATAAGCAGTACGAGATCAACGAGGACGAAGCCCGTATCGTCCGCTTTATCCATGAGCAGTATGCCGACGGTGCCGGGCAAAAGCAGATCGTGGCCGACTGTGCGCGGCTTGGCTACCGTAACCAGCGCGGGAACCCGCTCACGTTAGCCTCGGTAAAGCGTATCCTTGCAAACGAGCGGTATGTCGGCAGGTACGACTACCTAGGCGAGATCGTGATTGAAGACGCATTCCCGGCCATCGTCTCAAAGGATCTGAAAAAGCGTGTGCGCGACCGGCTCAAAGCGAATGCCAAAGCTCCCGGCCATGCGAAGGCAAAAGTCGAATATCTGCTGCATGGAAAGCTGTTCTGCGGCGAGTGCGGCGCGCCGATGATAGGGGAGTGCGGGCGCGGCAGGCACGGCGCGACGTATTATTATTACACCTGCGCCGCGCGGAAAAAGCAGCACACCTGCAAAAAGCGCAATGAGCGCAAGGACGAACTCGAAGCCAGTATTGTGGATTATATCGGCTCCTGCGTGCTGACGGACAGCTGGATCGACGGTGCAGCCGAGCGCGTTGTGGCGGAGTATCAAAAGAGCTACGACGCATCCGGCATTAAGCCGCTGGAGAAGCAGATCCGCGACGCCGACAAGGAGATCGATCAGCTTGTCGACGCGCTGATCTCCGCAACGGCGGAAGCTGCCCGCCGCAGGATCAACGAGCGCATTGAGACTGCCGAGGCCCGAAAGCGGGCACTGGAGGCTGATCTTGCATCTCTCCGCATCGCCAGCCGTGTCCAGATCAGGAAAGAGGACATTGTCGTATGGCTCAGCCAGTTCCGCACTGGCGATCGATCCGATCTTGAATATCGCAAAAAAGTCATAGATTTATTCGTAAACGCGATCTATTTGTACGATGATTCGTTCAAATTATTCCTGAATGTATCCGATTCCGCCCAAGTAACCTACGCCGACGCCCTTGCCCTCGCGCCGCCTTCCGTTTCGGATTTTGGCGCGTCCGGTGTACCAGATATGCATTTATCCGAACACATCATATTTATATTTGTAAATGGTGTTATTGGGATGATCGTGCAAAGATAAAAAGATTCCTCTCCAAGTCGGAGAGGGATCTTTTTATTATTTTACCACATGCTCATAGTATTTCATGAGCTTGCGCTCCGGGCCGGGGCCGTCTTTGTCGAGCAGGAATGCCTTTGCCAGGGCGGCGTAGAATTCCGGGCGGTTGAGGCCGAATTCTACCGCGACGGGGTAGTAGTCCGAGTACATCATGTTCATGGTCGCGCCCCACGCCCAGTGTGGGACCACAGGCGCCTGAATGCCCATGCTCTCGGCAACGGCCGTTGTCTGCTCCATCGTCCAGTGTGGGCCGGTCGTGCCGTCCGTGTTCTCCATGCGGGCCGTCCACTCTTTTGCATCGTCCTCTGTAAATTCCATCATTTTCGTGGACTCACGAAAATGGTCACCACCCAGCTTATGCAGCGCGCAGATAGCATCTGCATATACCGTAACTTCCTCCGCGCGCCCCAGCGACGCCGGGCGCTCCATGACCTCCTGTAATTGCTTTTTCAGCTCTTCGATATACTGCTTCATGTCACGCCTCCTGAATATATCTGTAAAGCTTATCTACGTCTGTTACGTCAAACCGCATATCTTTGTCCTTGATCGAAAACAGCTTAATCTTTTTTCCGTCGATCTCATCCCGAGCGTATTTGTATAAACGATCGATGTCGACGTTTCCTTCCTCGTCGAGTGCCCCAGTCAGCTGCACGAAGAAATTGTCTTTCATTGCAAGCAGCCGCTCTTTCCCGCCGTCCTTTGCCATCCGCATAAGTATAGCCGCAGCCACGCCAATACCTTCCGGTAGCCGTGGAATCAGTTCGCTATTCGCGAATCGCTCTAAGCCATTTAATGCCTGATCTATCGTCACTGTCATTATAGATGTCCTCCTTTAAGGATGGGGGCGGCTATTGCCGCCCCTTGCGTTTAGCCGTTGCAGCACCCGCACTTCGGGATCGGGTTGTAGAGCGACTGCGCCGTCGTTGCGGTTCCGGTCGTGACGTCGGCGACCTGCTTGGGGTAAAAGGTTGCGTTGACATACGTCACGATGGAATTGTCACCGCAGCAGCGCCGCTCGGCCTCCATCTTCACGGCGTCCATCGCCTCCTTGCGGACGCAGTCCACATCCTGCTTGACGAGCGCAAAGCTGTCCTCGGTGCGCTGGTTGTGGACGGCCTGCTTGCACAGTGCCTCACGGACGTCCTTGAGCTGCCCGTCGATATAACCGTACATCTCCACCATTTTCTGGTCGTTGTACGTGTTGGCCTTGAGCAGCGCAATCTCGCTGTCCTTCGCGGACAGCTTCTGCTCCCGGTCGAGGTCGTAGCGCGTGACCGGCATGTTTTCGCTGCACGCTGCGCCCGCTGCCATTGCAGCCGCAGCCGGGTTTGCTCCCCAGCCGCCAAAGCCGCCGCCCAGCAGATTACCCAGCAGTCCGAGCCCGACACCTGCCGTGCCGATGATGCCAGTGGTCAGGGCCGCGTTGGCCTTGCCATTGCTTGCGTATTCCATAAAAAAATACCTCCGGTAAAAATAAGTAAGCTGGCCAGCTCCTATCCTCAGTCTACCGGCTCCGCGCTTTTTCTGGGGGACATTTATGGGGCATTTGTGTACCAATTTTTTTTATATTTTTTTGCATTTTCCTCTTGACTTTTACGCCCGTTGGGCGTATAATAAAGCCATAAGATAAAGCAAGGCGAAAGCCGGAAAGAGGTACATCATGGAAACCAAGATCATCAACAACCGTTACGAACTCATCGCTTGCACTGCCGTTGCCACCGAGGCTGGCGACACGGAAGAACAGTCCGCGATCCTCTGCCGCGATATGGACGCCTGCCTGGGCGACGCATTTTGCGTGTACTTTGGCTACACGCTGGACGAGCTGGCGGACAGCATCGAAGACGCTGACTATCCCGATTTCAGCGACGATACGCTCGCCACCGTCCGCATCGACGGTCAGCCCATCAGCGCGTACTGCTTCTGATCGTTAGAAGCAGAGAATCCGCTTCGGTGTTCCAGCACCGAAGATGAAGCAAAACAAAATACGGCACAAAATTGGAGGATGGCAGACATGTTTAATATCGTTTCCGCGTGGGGAGCGCAGACAAATCTCCACTATAACCCGGACACTGCAAATAATGGTGGTGGCTACTGGCAGTATGCTGGGGGTATTGTGGCCGACATAGGTGGTCAGCTCGTCACCGTTGAAGTCGACGATATGTCCTGCGGTGATTTTGGCAGCCGCGTGTATTTTTCCGTGACTGCTGATGGCTTCTGCTGGAATTTTTCAGACGGCACAATGGACGGTGCGTCCGTTGACACCTCGGAGGATGTCTTGGGCGTTCTGCGGTCCATCTCCGGCGTTCTGGGCGTGGACGCCGAAGCGCTGATTTCTGCCGCGTTGGATGCGGCGAACATCTGCGCGTGGGAGGTATGCTATGCCGGCTGACGTCCAGCGCCGTGCTCACGGTTGAAAAAATATAAGGAGGTACCACCATGAAACTCACACCCGCAATCCGCGCTGCTCTTTACGCCGAAACAGACGCATACACCGACCGCGACGCCTATGCCTCCGATATGGCACTGTCCAGCGTCTGGGGCGACGCCGAAGACGCAGAGATTCCGGCCGAGCGGCTGGCGCTGCTCGGCGGGATCTGGGACGGCACGCACTGCACAATCCCGGAGTTGATCGAGAAATACAGGATGACGCAAACTGGCTTTGCGCAGTATTTCAGCGTTCCTCTGCGTACCGTGCAGCACTGGTGCCTCGGCGACCGCGCCTGCCCGCCGTATGTGATCGCGATGATCGCGGAGATCTTGGCCGCGAACGCACAATAGATGCAAAAAGCACCCGTGGGACGAATCCCACGGGTGCTTTGCGTTATGCTCCTGTCAGACGGCGGGCGGTGTTGTAGATGTGCGGCAGGCGGCGGGAGATGGTTTTGCGGTCGATGCCGATTTCACCGGCCGCGTCCATCTGCGGGAGCCTGCCCACGATATAAAGCTTCACGATCTGCTGATCGATCTCATCCAATAAGCCCTCGTCAGCGACGCGCTCCCAGTCGCTGCGCGTGAGGTGTTCCAGCTCCTTCGGCAGAGCCAGCCGCGCAGTTATGCTTTCGTCACTCCCTTCGGCCCGCCGCCGGGCATGGCTTACTTATCCTTGTGATTCAGCACAGCGATATTGCCCTTGTTGCTGACTTCGAGATCCAGCGCGGCGGCGATATCGCGCACCTTGACGTAGTTCGTGCCGTTCTTCAGGATGCGTTCGACGGTGATTTCCTTTCCGTCGACGATGATCTTGCTCTTTTCTACCATTTCGGTTTCCTCCTCTGCATTTTTTCCATCTTCGAGGGCCATCACGGTATGGCCCTCGCTTACCAGCACGTCCCCGCGCAGGAGATTGGCGTCCGTCGTCAGATACTTGCTGCCGGTCAGCAGCACAAAATCTCCCGTTGCTGGCCAATCGTGCAGCATGCAGTATGTCGTGCAGCTGTTGCCCTGCCGACGGTAGAGCGCTTCTACCGACGCGCAGCCTGCGGCCACAGCGCAGAGCATCATGAGCGCGGAGCAGTCCGTCTCCACTGGCTTTGTGATCCTGCTCACGTCCCAGCCGACGGCTCTGGCTGCCTCATACGCCGTGTTCCTGTTGTCCATGTCGTAGCCGATGTTCCGGTTCTTAATGGCCGCCTCGCACGTCTGCGCGGCCCGCTCGGCCTTTTTGCGGCTCTTGTAGCGCAAGATGCCGAGCCAGCGGCCATTGTACCAGTTGGAGATATTCAGCTCCCGCCCGGTCTGATTGCCGGGCTGCTGATTGCGGCCGCCCGTCTCGCCGAGACTGGCCTGCCCGATCTTGATGCTCATTTCTGCGCATCCTCCTTCGTGGCGTTGTCAATCGCGTCCTGCGCTTTCTGGCTCTGTGTGCCAAAGTAAAACGCGATCACGACGGTATACACCATCATAAAGTCCTGCGAGATTTTCCCGGCGACTGCCATGTACGCAAATACCGCCGTCAGCACCAGTGTGACGATAGATTTGACGCTCAGCAGATTGCCGAGCCGCTTCTTGATGTTTTCCATATGTATGCTCCTTTCAGTCCTTTGTTTCGCTTTCGCTTCTCGTCGCAACCGCGTCAGAGATTGCGAGGTTCGCACGAAGCATTGTATCTTCCAACTTTGTCAGGGCGATACTTCTATTCCTTCCCGCCGGGAGCTGCATGATGAGCGCTTCCGCTTCTTCAAGCTTCCCCCGAATGCTTTCCGACAGGTGTTTATCCATCGGTTCAAAATTCACTCGCTTATACATATTGTGTACCCCTTTCGTTATTCTACCGGATCATTCTTTTTTGCAAAAACCCGCTTGAAGGCAAGCAGGCCAAGCTCTGTGATGGTTGCCCAACCTGTAAATCCGAGCACGTCGGACAGGTCTACCGACGCGCCGAGCTCCGGGCTGCGGATGACTGCAATTAGGACGGCGACGGTTTTCAGAGCGCAGGCCCAGACAATTACCGTCGTGATGAGCTGGAGCAGATACAAAACAATGGTTCGCGCCATTTCGCCCTTGCTCCACTTGCCTTTTACCCGCATATCTGCCTCCCAATTTATTGCGCACTGCTATGTCCGCACTGCGCCTCCAGCTGGTGCAGGAATTTTTTCACGTCGCCGTTCCCGCCCATTTTTTTATACTTTTCTCCGGCGATCAGGCGTTCAGCCATTGGCATTTCCTCGCTCATGATCGTAAGGCGGAGGATTGCCAGATACTGCTCATCCTGATGCTCCTGCATTTTCCCGAGCTTTTTGTCGATCTCGGCGAGGTGCGTATCCTGCGATGTGGCCTTGCCGCGCTTTTTCTGTATCGCGCTGACGACGGCATTGACGACCGCCGTCAGCGCGGACGAGCCGAGCACGGCGCAGACGAGGGTAACGATGATTGCCTTGGTGTCCATGGCTATGTACCTTCTTCCGTGATCTTCTTCCACCCGTCCGGGTTAACGGATGGGTTCCAGACGTTGGCGGCGAGCAGGGATTCGTAGAGCTCGTCCTGCCACCAGCCTTTTTCGCCTTTGGAGAATGCAAGGCCGGCGGTGATGGTCTCGGGGATGATGCGGAAGCCCTGCTTGTAGGCGATGTCTTCCCAGAGGGCCGGGGCGGCGTCCGGGGTGTTCTGGGCCGTGTCCCAGAGGTCGGAGGCGGCGCGCTTGATGGTGCCGCCCCAGTTGATGCGCGTGCCGGCTTTGACGAGGCTGCCGGAGCCGGTCAGGCGGGTGAAAAGCTCCGGCGCGAGACTCGCGTCGGCGTCAGTGAGACTGGCGGCGCTTTTGACGATATAGGGGCGCAGCGCCCGCGCCCGCTCGGTGTAGGTGCTCATGTTATTCCGCCTCCCCAAGTAAAATTTTCGCCGCGTTCTCTGCATCCGTCAGCGGCAATGCCGCGCCCATTTGTTCATAGCTGCCTTCTGGCTCAGTACCTTTCAACGTTTGGTCTGTGAGATGAAACACCATGTCAGAAAGCACCTGATGTTCAGTTCCTTCTTCATCCGTAATAGTCACAGCCATCTTCGCGCAAAATCCTTCTGCCTGATCTTCCTTACACGGTACATAACAACCGTTGCCGTGTAGTCGAATGGGCACAATACTGTCCGCATACCCGGCAAATGCGCCGTCCTGTTTTACTGCATACATGGTGTCCCTCCAAATTTCTCTTGATAAATTTTCTCCAATCTCTCTGTGCTTGCAGTTCGCAGCCGATTTTTCCAATACCCGTTTTCCTGCCCCGGCCATTTATCATCCGTAAAGTCTTCGCCGCAGCCGTTTTTTTCATACCAGCGATAAAGGCGCTCAAGCATTTCCTGCCGCATCGCGCCTTCTGGTGTATTCTGTCTAAAATGCGTCCATCCGTTTTCAGATGTCGTAGCGCATATCCGCCTGCCATCTGCTGCGAATAAGAACCCTTCAATTTCCGATATCACAGTCCCATATCTAAGATTAAATTCTCCATCAATGCCATTTCCATGGAACCGCTTATATACAATATACTCCATATGCTTTTCCCTCATACGCAAAAGCCGGGGGCGAAGCCTTGGGAATTATTCGCGCCGTCGCTACTGACTTTCCCGTTGGTGTTCACCTCCACGAAATAGTTGGAGTAGAGCGCATCCTGGGAACGGAGCCACCAATCAGCGAGGGCAAACGTTCTGTTGTGCTTGTACTTCATCGTACTGTTTCCGGCGGAATAATAGGCGTACTGCGCCTGTTTACTCGCCTCGTTCGGGTTTGCTCTTGAAATGCTCCCGAAAACTTCAAACTCGGAGAGCAGGAAAAAGTAATCTGTTGTCGCCGTGACATTGCTCGCTTCCGAACTTCCTCCACCTGTGTTGTCTGTGTACTTTGTAACAGACTTTAGGACGGCACGGAGCGCTGCTGGGATGATTGCGATAATCGTCCCAGAATAGCTTGACAGGCTCGTCCCGCAAATGTTTGTACGCATTTGCGAGCTTGCCCATCCGCCGGAGTTCGTTGCACTACTGTTCATAGAAAAATAGCCAGTTGTCGCAGCGGGCGAGGAATAATAAGCATCGCAGAACGTAATGTCTATACCACCGGAAAGCTCAGTTTTTGCAAGTTGGAAATGGATACGGTTTTCCCCCTCTAGGCTCGCATTATGGTTGAATCCAATGACAAATGCGTATATTGTGTAATTAGATAGTGTAAGATGTCCAACCGTGCCGTTTAGCGTTACCGCCTTTCGGTCGCCGATGCTCCAATAGTTCGCGCCCTGTCCCGCGTCGGATATATTTTTTATTGTTTCCCAAGTATTTTCATTCAGTGACGGATATACAAAATTAAGAGACACCGCATAGCTGTCCGTGATGGATACCGTTTTTGTGTTGGACGTTTGCCCGTTCAGCGTTGCAGATACGCTCCATGTTCCAGCTTCTGGAACCATAAGTGTACACGTTCCATTAACAGATGTGCCGGAAATAGATAGACTACCTTTTGTGGCAGTGACAGTTGCGCCAGATTCCACAGTTACAATGATTTGCAGTTCTGTACCGGTTTGAATGGCCTGAATGGCTGTCACAAATCCATCCGGATACACTAGCGAAGCCGATGTGCTACCTTTCTCCCGGATAGCTGATGCAACTTTTGTCAGGTCAGTTGTATTTGTCAAATATTCAGCCATCAGAAGCTCCCTCCATTCGCGTTTGCGATCTCTACCGCCTCCCACGCACCGGAAACAACCCGCAGAAATTTTCCATTATCAGCGGCGGTGACAGACGGCACTTCGCGAACCTTGACAGCTCCGGTCTTGCCGTTGACGGAGGTGACAGGGGCGGTTTTGAGGTAGTCCTTGCCCGCCACGGCCACCACCCACGCCGTCGGCTTGCCGCTTGCGTCGACCGCCTTGACCTTGATAAGGTCGCCGACCTTCGCCCCGGAGGCCAAAAGCACGTCCTGCTTGCCGCTCCATGCGGCTTTGTTTCCGCGCACGTCGCCGATGGCCTCGTCGATCTGCGCGCCGGTATACTGGCTGTTGTACGCCATGCGATCACTCCTTCATGCACAGGAAATCCTCTCCGTCAGCCGTTTTCATGGTCTGCGACTGTCCGGACGGGATAAATCCATAATTGTCATTCCAGCTGCCGTCCGCGCCCTGCGCGAACAGCGAAATTCTGTATTCTCCGTCTCCGGAAAGCAGGAAATCGTCGTATACCTCAAAGGTGCGCTGCGTCCCCGCGGGGGTCTGGGAGAAGGACGCGATGAGCGCGCCCTTTCCGCGCCCCCAGTCCTCGCCGGATTTCGTCGCGCGGCACTCAAAAGCCGTATAGGCGATGTCCGACGAGAATGTGACGGTGATCGAGTCGAATCCCGAGACTGCCGATATCTTGTTTCCGGTAATGGAGAAGGTCAACTCCGGCGCGGCCATTAGGCTGCGCTCCACGTCCCGGCGGCGTTCTTGACGAAGACCTTCACGATCTTCACGCCGTCGCCGGAAGACGCCGATTCGAGGTCTACGCCCTTGACGGTGACGTTGATAGCGGTGTTCTTCTTGTAGCCGCCTGCCGTGCCGCTGACGTTCGTGGAGCCGCCCGTCGCCGGGATCTGCGTGCCCGCCGTGTGCAGGCTGCTCGTCGCCGGGACGACGCGGACGGTGTATTCCTCGAAGTCCACATCGCAGACGAAGGAGAACGCCGCTGCGTCGTAGCCCGTGACCTTGGAAATGCGGCTCTTGTCGGGGCCGGTGATGGTCACGGCGGGAATCGTGGAATTGAGCGTGATGGAGTCGCTGGCCGCAGCCGATTCGTTGCCGACGTCGTCGCGCACCTTTACATAGATCGTCTTCAGGCCGTCGCCGTCCGGGAGCGTAATGGATTTTGTTGCGGCGAACGTCTCCCACGACGCATCTGCTTCCTTTGCCGCCGCCTTTGTGCCCCAGATCTTCATCTGGTAGCCGGTCGTCGCGGCGTCGGTGACTGAGATCTTCGCGGTGACGGTCGCGCTGGTCGCGTACTGCGCGCCGTCGTTCAGGATCAGCGATAGGCCGGCAGGTGCCAGCGTATCAAGTGTCAGATTGAAAAAACTTGCCATCTGGATTTATCCCCTTTCTTCGCTTGTGAGTTCGATGTACAAAAAGCCGCCAGGCCTTTCGTAGATGGTTTCTGTGCCCAAGCGGGCGGATTTGATGCCCATGGAGCCGATGAACAGCTCCAGAATGCGTTTGATTCCAACTGCCAGCATGTCAGCCCTCCACCAGATACAGCGTCCGCGCGTCCTTTTCGTCCAGCGCGTCATAGTCCGATTTTGTCAGCACGCGGATCTCATCGATCTGCGCGGATGATATCCCCCCGCCCCCGCCTCCGCCGCCCGACTGGCGGGCTTCGTTGATGGCGGCGACGAGGTTATCCTTTCTGTAGGTCTTGAGATCGTTCAGGTCGCCGATCTGCTCCTGCAGCTGCGCCCAGATCGGGAGCGTCGGCTCCGCAGCCGGGTCGCCGGACGGGTCTGCCGCGGGCTGCACCTTGCCGAGCGTCACCCATACCGTCGGGAGGACGACGCCAGAGGCGTTGGATCCGTACACACCGACGCGGGCGATCAGCCCGGCGTCAGCAAGGATCTCATACGGTACGATCAGACGGTTTCCGTCCCACTCGGATTCCAGCACGTCTACAGTTTTCTTCCTGTTTGTAAAGACTGCCGTTTTCGTCAGGCCGTCCCATTCCTCGGAGAACGCGAACCGGACGCTGACGGCCTTCGCCATGCCCGCCGTCAGAAGCTCCGGCGGTGAGCACAGATGCGCGCAGGCTTTGGTGATGTGGATCTGGATCATGTTATTTTGCCTCCTATGCAATCACAGTGCCGTTCACAAGCAGTTTCCCGTCGCTGTTGCACCTTAATGCTGCGTATTTGCTTGCGTTATAGCACAGCCAAACCCTATTTGCAGCCACCCCGTAAAACGGCACATTTGTCGCGCCGATGCTTTCATTCCCGTAAAGTGGCAGCAAGAAATTGCTTTTGACGTACATGCCGTAACTATCTTTTTTGATTCTGTCTGGCGGAGCGCTCTCTCCTCCGCTCCCGCCGCTTCCCGGCGGCCCGACAACGTACTCGACGATATAGCTGCCGGAGATCCGCGCGACCTTGACGCGGTCGCCCGCGGCGAAAGTGGCCGACGTGTTGCACTTGTAATGCTTCGTCGTGGCTTCGGTCTGCCCCTCCAAAATGAGGGACAGGCCGTCTTCGTAGACCGCGCCGACGGTCGCAAGAAAGGCTTCCGGCAGGTTTTCGTCCGGTATCTCGATATTCGTCACAAACAGGCTGTTGATGCCCTCCATTATGCGATCACCGTCCTTTTTGCTGAGTGTGTCATAAGGCTTCCGGCCTGCAGCGTAACCGACCAGCCGGTTTCGAGGTAAATTCCGCCGATTTCGTCGTGCGTCAGGGCCAGGATATCGCCGACGCCGTGCCCCGGCTCGCTGAGCGTGTAAAATGTAATGGCGCGCGTAGCAAGCAGCGATTCGTTGCGGCGCTTGTCGGCGTAGGCCTGCAATTCGTCCTGCGAGGCGATATTGTCTACCCGCTCGACGGAGGTGATGCGCATGCCGCGCTTGAAGGTGGATTTTTTGGACGCCGGATTGTCGTTGACGGCGGTCGCCACCATTGCTGCGTCCATATCCGGGTTGTTGCAGGTCACGACGAAGACGTTCGGCGCGTCAAAAATGTCCGTTTCGTCTGACCAGTCCGGCCCCGGATGTTTCTCCGGGAGAAACAGGTCCGTCACGCCGTAGCGCCAGTCGATGATGGCGGCGGATGGTTCCTGATACGGTTCGATCCTGCACACGCCGTCCGCGTCAAACCAGAGGCTTTCATAGTTGATCTCCGAGAGCAGCGTGTTGATGATCGTCAGGTAGCTTGTTCCGATTGGCCAGTCTTCGCGGTCTGTCGCCAGCACAGCGGCGTTCGGCGTTGCGATCACGAGCGAGACGCCGCAGGCTGTCAGCAGCTTGCGGATCTCGGTGATGTACGACGAGCCAGCTGCAAGATGCAGGATCGTCTCGGTTTTTTGCGTATACACGCGCCAGCAGCGATCGTAGGCTTCGATTTCTACGCGCGTGCTGCCCGCGCTGCCTTTTTGGCTGACGGTCGCAGCCTGATAAATGCCGAGGGAATGCGCCGCCCCGTTGAGAATGATCCACGGGCGCAGCTCGTCGGACTCCAGTTCCGCAAGATCGTTCGGCAGAAAGCTGCCCTTGAGCGTGCCGTGGATGTTCGCGGCGCGGTCGCTCATGATCTGCGGCGGGCTGCCTGTGTCCCATTGCAGCTGCGTGATGGGCGCGCCGTTCCGAAGCACGTCGATGCGGTAGCTTACGTCACGGGTCAAGGGTGATCGCCTCCTCCCGGTTCGTGTGCGAGATGGTGAAGGAATAGCGGCGCATGAACTCGTCGCAGTTGCTCTCGAGCGACGGGAGCGAGCCGATGGCCATATTGCCGTAGCGGTCCTTTAGGCAAACGAGGCGGCCTACAAGGGCCTCAAGCGCAAGGGCTGCGGCCCGCTGCGCGTGCGGCCAGGCGCAGGCAACGGACAGGGCGCGGTCGCGCTGCTCGCTGCGCTCCTCGATGGGATAGGCCAGACCGGCCAGATGGACCGTGGAGACCCCGGCCGAGAAACTGGTTCGGTTGGTTCGCAGCTGCGTTTCGGACAGGCGCATCTCGAGCCAGACGCCGGTCTCGAGGTCGCAGATCATGTTGGTCTCGGGCAGCACTTCGACAGTGTCGGAATTGGCCACGCCGTAGTTGTCGCTGTCTGCGTAACAGCCGCGCACGCGGTAGGTCACGCTGCCGATGCTGGTATGGTCGACGTACTGCTTTTGCGTGGTGCGGGCGATGGCGACGCCGTCCCGCTCGATCAGGTAAAAGTCGTAGCTGCCTGCGGTCTGCCAGGTGAGCGCGGCCTCATGGCCGGCGGTGACGGTCAGGGTGATGGCCTCGCCCTCGGTGTGCGAAACGGGGAGCGCGGCTGCGCTCCACTCGGACCACATGCCGTACTTGTTCTGCACGCGGACGCGAATGGTGTAGCTGCCGTCGGCGAGGTAGACCGGCGAGCGCCAGGCCTTTTCTGTGCCGTAGACCGTTCCGGAGGCGTAGCCGCTCGAGAGCGTCAGCTGATAGGCTTCCTGCTCGGTGGTCTGCCAGGTGATGCGCGGTCGCGGGCCGGTGGACTGGATCACGACGGACGGTGCGGACGGAGCGTTGATGGCGATAAACTCTGCCTTGTCGCTCCATTCCGACGGCGTGCCGTCTGTGTTGTAGGTGCGCACGCGCCAGTATTTTGTTCCGCTTGTGAATTTTTTCGCCGGAACGTCGTAATACTGGTTTTCTCCCGTGACTGTCGCAAGGGTGTTCCAGGTCGTGCCGTCGGCGGACCATTGCAGATCCGCCTTGCTCTGCGGCGTGCCGGTGGAAATGATGTGCTTCCACGAGAAGCGGTTGGCGATTGTCGCGTCGATGACGATGCCGGAAGGGGAGACGGGCTTAGCCGTCGGGGTAACGTCTGTTGTCGTGATCTCCTGCCATGCGGACGTCGTTGTCGTGCCGCTGTTTGCCGTCACCTTTACGCGCCATTCGAGCGTCCCGGACGGGAATGTGTTCGCCGGGACCGTGCAAGCGGTCGTCGCGCCAGACACGCTTATCGTTTTTGATGTGCTTGCGTTTTTTACGCGCCACTCAAAAACAGCGGAGGTTTGTTTTATCTCCGCGAAGCACGTCTGTGTAAGATCTGTGTCGTCAGTGGTATCCCATGTAAATGTATTTTTTTGCGTTCTGTTTACAAAAGCCCCTGACGACGGTGCGAAATTCTCCGCCTTTATTCCTACATTATCGTTAGAGTATTCGCACTCAAGGAATGGTTTGTATGATGATTTTGCACCATAAAAAATCGCCTCTGATGCGTGTCCTTCTCTGCCCGTTATAAAAGCAAACAAAAAGCCGTTGCGCAGACCGTGCTCAAGTCCATTCTTCTCCGCTGCATTGTATTGCGACATTGTGAATGTCACCTGCGCCTGTACAACTTTATTGAGTTCGGTCCAACTTGCCGACCCGCTTGTTGATCCATCGTTCAACTGCTGCGGCTGCGTCGCATATGTCGCCGTACTTACATCAAGCGGTTCTTTCAGCCCGAGCGCATAGGCTGATATATACGCTGCCCCCCAGCTCCCCAATATGCCTTTCGTTGGCATTGCATATAGCACAAGCTTAACCTTTGTAATGCGTTTGTACTTGTACGCTGCTGCCGGTTCTCCGAATTTCAGTAGTATGTTGTCCCACCCTCCGAATGTTCCGGAATGGTTTGTAAACGGCTCCACAAACAACTTGTATTGCGTAAGATCCGAGAAGTTTGTGTTCGGATAGTTTTTCGCGACTGCTGTTGATCCACTCGCCGGTACTGTAAAGGTTGCCATTTACTTCGCCCCCATTCTGGCTGTGATGCGTGCGTTTTTGGCGATGCGGAGGATGGTGTCTAGGTCGTCGACGTGATCCACGTATACGGTGGTGTTGTAGGTATCGCCGGATGTGTAGCGCGTCTCGCTGGCCGTCTGGATGCGGGAGCCGGACGGCAGGAAGATCCGCTCCGGGCCGTTTTCGTTGACCCGCGTGAAGCCGCCATACCAGTTGTCCGTGCCGGAGGCGTTGCCGCCCAGATAGCGGCGAACCCATTCGTCCTCTGTGATGCCGATGGTGGACGGATCGCCGCGGGCAATCGCGTCCTCGTAGGCTTTGGAGAGGTCTGCCGCGCTCTGCCCCCACTGCTGCGCTGTGTAGCTGTCGAGCAGATTTTGGTAGTTGTTTCCGTTTCCGCTGGAGTAGCCGAAACCGAGCGCGTGCGTCATCTGTCCCCAGCCCTCGCTGATGTGGCCGGTGCTGAAGTTGATAACGCCTTTTAAAAGCTCCGCCGCGTCGGCCATGAGCGCCATTACCTTTGCGAGTGGCTGCAATGCCTTGGTCAGCGCCGGGACGCGGTTGTTGGAAAGGTCGGACATGGGATTGAGGATATCGCCGACGGTCTCCAGCAGCATGCCGAAGGCGTCGACGATGCCGGAGTCCTTGAGCGCCTTGCCGCCGTCCTTTACCATGGTTGTCACGTCGCCGTAGAATTCTTCGAGATACGGGGCGAATTCGGCGGACAGCTGGTTTTTGACGCCCTCCTGCGTCTTTTGCAGGCGCTGGTATGCGTCGTCTACCGCGCCGAGGGCAGAAAGCGCCTCGTCGTCGAGCACATACCCGACGTTGTGCGCCTCGTCTGCGTACTCCTTCAGAGTTTTCGAGCCTTGGATGATCAGCGGATTCAGATCCTGAGCCGAGCGTCCGAAAATGTCCATGGACATTGCGTCCCGCTCAGTCTCGTTTTTTACCTGCCCGAGCGCGTCAATCGTTTCGTAGAAAACGTCGTTCGCGCTGCGCATGCTGCCGTCGGCATTGGTCACGGAGACGCCCAGTGCCTCAAAGGACGCCTTTGCATTTCCGGTGCCATTCATAGTATCCTGCATATTATTGGTCAGCTTTCGGAGGCTGCCTTGCAGGGTGTCGACGGATACGTCGATCAGCTCGGACGCATAGGCAAACTCTTGCAGCTGCTGTGTCGATTGCCCGGTCTGCATGGAAAGCGTGATGATGTTGTCGGCAAAGGCGGCGGACTCCTTTGTCATGGAGATCATGGCTTTTTCTGCCTTGACAATCGCCGCCGCGACGGCAGCAAAGCCGCCTGCCAGCGCCAGCGACTGTGTATCGAGGCTCCCCATGGCGTTCATGGAGGACTTCATGCCGTCCGGCAGCTGAATGCCGAGCTTGGACGTCAGGCCATTCACCACGTCGCCGAGGTTGCCCATCTCCTTGCTGGAGTCGGCGATTTTCTGCTTGTTCTCGTCTACCTGATTGTTCAGGTTGTTTAATTCTGCCTCTGCGTTATTGAGGCTTGCCTGCCACTGCATGGTGCGCTTGTCGGCCTCGCCGTATTTTTCGGCGGACTGCTGGAGCGCAGCCTTGAGATACTCGATCTTCTCCGCCTGCGTGGAAATCTTGCGCTCTAAGACGTCATTCTTGGCGTTTAGGGCCTCTACGCTGTCCGCGTTCTGCGCGTAGGCAGAGGATACCTTGCGCATTTCCGAGTCCAGCACCTTCATGCCGCTGCCGATCTCGGAAATTGCCTGCTTGTATTCTTTTTCGCCCGAAAGCGTAAATTTTGTATTGATGCTCGGCATGTTAGGTGCCTCCGTTCAGATAGGCCGATAGGCTCTGCGGCTGTTCCTGCTGCTTTTGCGGCGCAAGCGCGTCAAGCAGGAGCGTTATGCGGCGCGGGGACATGGTTTTCCAGAAATCCCGCTCCGGCAGATGCAGCCGGAAGAGCCAGATTGCGAGATAGCCGGGGAAATCAAAGCCCAGCTGCTTCGGTTTCCCCGGCGGTGTCAGTTTTTTTCGTCTTCCGACGTTTTTTCACCGAGTTCTTCCTCCGTCGGCGTGACTGCAGCCTGAATCATCGGGTAGATCCGCGTCCCGGCCTCCAGCGTCTGGTGCATGGTGAGCTTCCGGCCCAGCTGCTTGCTGGTAAAGCGCAGCGGAAGGCCGTTTTCATCGGTGATGCCCTGCGTGTCTGCGGCGTCGGTCAGCATGGCGGCCAGGAAGGCCAGCGTGCTTTTGAGGCCGTGCACCGTATTCAGCGCGCGCAGCAGATTGCCGTCGTATTCGTCCTGCACGTCGGCAAGTACGTTCATGTTGCAGGAGAGCCGGTATACCCGGCCCTCGAATTCATAGTCAATGGTTTTCAGTTTGGTCGTCTCCATCAGGTCTCACCCAACTTTCCCTTGATCCAGGTAACGGCCTCCGCCGCGGTGTCGACGGTCTCGGTCTCGAGCAGCAGCTCGTCGGTGGAATCGTCTGCGAGGAATTCTCCGGTAGTGGTTGGCGTGTTGAACTGGATGTTCTCGCCCTTGGTCTGGTAGCTCAGTGAGGGCGGGCCGAACAGCGCTTTCGGCACCCAGACGCAGGTGTATTTGGTCACGCCGTCGATCTTGTCCGGCGCGTAAAAGCCGACGCCGACATAGTTTGCGATGTCTTTTGCCGAGAATTTCAGATTTTCTTTGCTCGTATCGGATGTGCAGCCGTAGAGCATGGCCTGTGCGGCCCTTTTGATGTACTTGACGGCCAGCGAGATCGTGCCGCCGGTGGCAAGCTTGATGTATTCGGCAAGCTTGGATTCCGCGTACAGGCGGCCCTCGGCGAACTTGAGTTCCAGCTGCGCGCTCATGGCGTCGCCGACGTCGGTCGGCTCTGTGTAGGTCACGGTGCCGGACGTGTTTTTATACTTTCCCGCCCGGATTCCGCGTAAGTCAAAACTAGGCATTACAGTAAGCCCCTTTCTTTCAGCTTTTGTGTGAGGATTTTTTCGAGTTCCGCGTCGACGCGCTTTTTCGCGTTGCGGACGCCCTTCGTCCAGAAGTATGTTCCTTCGATTTTTCCGTATTGCTCATGGCGGCCATAATTTAAAACAAAAAGCACGGTCGCCCTGCGCGTTCCGTGCTCGTTTTTGCCGACTGCCGTGATGGTGATATACGGATCTCCGTTTTTGTCCTGCTTGATGGTTTTGCGGTATTTCACGCTGGAGGCATAGCCCTCCGTGCGGAACCCGCTCGAACGGATCATTTTTTGCAGCTCTTCGACGATGATGTCCCCGGCGGCGTATAAAAGTTCCTGCTGCGTTTCGTCGTCAAATGCGTTTGCCTTTTGGAGCGTCGCCACGAGCTCATCCGTGCCTGAAAACGAGATCTTAGCCATATTCCGCGCCCTCCGTTTCGGCGATGAGCGCGATCTGCGTGCGGCCTGTTTCCTTGTCGTAGGTTTCCATGTCGACGGTCGCGATGTAGCCTGCTGCCTCCAGCGCGGCTTTTACGCGCTTTAAAAGCCCGGCGGCAAAGCCCTCGGCAAAGATGGAAACGGCGTACTGCACGCCTGTCTCGGCCTCTCCGCCCTCGGCGTAGAGCTGCCCGGACTGGCCGAGCAGCTGATAGGTAATGTAGGTTTCTTCCCCGCCCTTGTATGGCGGATGGCAGACCGGAACGCCCAGGCTTGATAGCGCCTCATAGATCATCATGCGCCGTCCCTCCGTTTGCAGGTCAGCTCGATTTCCTCTGTTTCCTGCCCGTAGCTGCGGACGACGTCAAAGACGTCGGAGCCGCAGACGAGCTGCTGCTCGCCGCCGTATTCCGCGCTGTGCATGCGGAAAATTGCGTCCGTGCGCTTGCCGGCTTGCGCGGCCTGATAATACTCGGCGCGATTTACGGACTTGCGGGCAGCCCAGACGGTGGTTTCGCGTTCGAGCTTTTCCGCCGTCTGGCCGCTTACGATGGGGTAGGAGAGCAGGCGCAGCGTGATTTGCGTATCAAAGATCACAGCAAGCACCTCCTGCTCCGCCGCTGGCCGGGACTGCCCGGTAATCGTCCGAGAGTCCCATGGCGTCGCGGATATCTGCAAAGCAGGTCTTCCATTCCTCGCCCCGGCCGCAGAAATCATGCTGCCAGCGGACGTAAGCGCGGACGGCGTCCTTTACCAGCGGATCTTCGTCCGCTCCCTCTGCGCCCGCAAGGTGCAGGCGCATGAGGCAGGCGTCGATCTCGTCTTTGAGCTCGTCGTCAAGGGCGTTTGTGGTCAGCCGCAGGGCGGTTTTTGCAACGTTGATCAAAGCCATTGGTTATCCCTCCCTGTTGGCCGCGCGCCGTCAGGCTTTCTTCTTGGTCAGCGTGACGAGGCTGTTGACATCGGCGCACGCGCCGTCGGCGATCTCGATGGCCTTTGTGACCTCGTCGTCGGTGTCCTCGTCGGTGTAGCGCTTTACCGTCATGCCCATGTTCTCGTTCCAGAGGTAGTACGCCGGATCGAACATAAAGGCGAAGACGGTGTCGGCCGTGACCGACGCCGCAAAGGCCGGCAGGTAGTCGCCGGTCAGGATGACCTCGCGGCCGAGGATGTAGTTGACGGGCTTGCCGTTGATGCCGTAGTTGACGCGCGCGACGGGCTGGCCGTTGTTGTCTACCATGCCGACGATCTGCGTCTCGAAGGTCTTCTTGGCCATGAACCAGACCGCGCCGTCATATGCCTGCGGCAGCGCAGCTTCGGCCTTGCACAGATCCTTGTAGGTCAGAGCAGTTGTCGCGGCGGCAATGTCGATGTTCTGGCCGGTCGGGGCGGTCTCCGCAAGGATTCCCTTCGGCTGACCGGAACCGGTGCCGTTGATGATGGCCTGCTCCTTCGCCTTTACCATCGCATTTGCGACGTTCCGGACAAACTGTGCCTCGAACATCGGGTATGCCATGATGGAAACTTCCAGCGACATGGAGATCGCGCAGCGCAGCTTGTGGTACGCAAAGACGATCTTGCCGGTCGAAGTCTTCTGTTTGTCGGAGCCCTCACCCTCGGCGACCCAGGAGGCCGTCGGCTTGGCCGAGCTGGTCGGTACCTGGACGCCGCCCGCGTAGGACGTGTGTGTTACGCGCGGCAGGATCATGCCGATAGCTTCCATCTTCTCGTAGATCTTCTGGATGGTCGTGGTCGGGATGACGCTGCCGACGTCGGAGGTCTTGGTGTTGGCGTCCACGTTGGTCAGCTCTGCCGGGATCTTCTTGCCGGTCAGGACATAGTTCATAAAGGCTTTCTTGTACTCGTCGGTGTCGTACCGGTCGAGCATGTCCGGAGTTTTCGCCGTGCCGGACAGGTCGACGGACTGCGCTGCCGCAGCCGGTGCCGCAACCTTCTGGCCTGCAAGCGCGTTGAGGTTTGCCTGAATCTTGGCTTCCTCCTCAAACTTGGCGTCGAGGGCTTCGACTTCCTTCATCTTGGCCTGCGCCTCTGCGGTCTTGCCTTCGTCCAGCAGCTTCTGGGCGTCGTCCATGAGCTTCTGGCGCTGGATGTTGTAAATTTCCTTCGTCATTTCAATTCTCCTTTGAGTTTTAAAAATTTCAGTTTTGCTTCTGCCTGCGCCCGTTCGGGCATAAAAAAATCAGGCTCTGCGGCCTGACCTTTTAAAAAGTTTTCCGCGCGCCGGAGCGCGTCTTCGCTGAGCATGCCGGAATAAAAATCCGCTGCCAGCGGTTTCTGGCCGGTGTCCGGCTGCATCACGCGGTCAACGAGGCCGAGCTCTACGGCCCGCTCCGCTGTGATCCATGTTTCTGCGTCCATCATGGCGGCGATCTCCGCCTCCGGCCTGCCGGTCTTGGCGACGTAGGCTAAGATAATGGCGTGGTTGGCGTCGCGCAGGACACCGGCTGTGTGCTCCATCTGTCGGTAGTCGCCGTCGGCTCTGGACTGGACGTTGTGGATCATCATCATGCCGGTCGGCGTCATTTCCGACTCGCCCGCCATTGCGATGATGGACGCGGCCGAGGCTGCGAGGCCGACGATGCGGACGATCACGCCGCCTGCGTAGTTGCGCAGGGCGGTGTAGATCTCGCTTGCGGCGAAGATCTCGCCGCCGCCGGAATTGATCTCGACTTCTGCCCGCTCACCGTTTCCCTTGGCAAGCGTGTCCGCTACGGATTTTGGGCTCGTCGCCTCCATGCCGTAAAACTGATAGAGGCGGTGCCGATTGCTGGATACGATGGGCCCGCGAATGCTGATCTTCATGTGGTTTCATCTCCTTTCTGCGTGGCGTTCCGGTCGACCGGCTGCGTGTCGAGTCTGCGGATGGGCTTGTCTCCGCCGTCGACCGGCGCGAGGTTGAATGCGCGCCGCCATTCGTTCGGCGTCAGCGCGCCTCGGTCGACCAGCTGCAAAAGGTTCAGCTTTGTCGATGTCGAGGCGAAGTCCCACGCTGAGGCCTCAAAGACGATGCGGTTCCCGCAGCCGCGCTCGCGCCGGGAGAATAGTTTGCGGGTGTACTCGCCGCTGAGCTGCTTCAGCACCGGCTCGATCTCGGCATCAAAATACGCGCTCTGTTCGTCCTCCGTCGCGATGGACGTGACGATATGCGGGTTGGTGTTAAACAGGGCATAAATGCGCTGCGTGGTTTTGTCCATCTGGGCGGCGTTCGGGACGTAATCCTTGGGGTCAATCTGCTTCGCCTCTGCCTTTGCGTCTACTGCTGCAACGCCCGTGCCGTTAGTCACGTTCAGGAAACTGTCCGCGAAGTCCTGCGCGCGCTGCTTCACGTCCTCCGGGCGCATGGACGCGGCGAACATCAGCAACCAGCGAATGACGGCGCTGTTGCGGATGGCCTTTACAATGCCCTGATCCGTCGTTGTGACGATCTCCATCAGCGGCACAATGGCCGGAGCAATGGGATCGCCGAAAATGTCGTTTTCGTAAAAATCCCCACGCAGGTGGATCACATCGTCGTATGCAAACGTCAGCACATTGCCGTTCTGCATGTAAAATTTCAGGTACAGGTTGCCGCCCGCGTCATAGACAGCGTCTGCCTGCATGGCCGCGACCGGGAAAATGGCGTTCGGCAGGCCGTTTTCATCCCGCAGGATCACGGCAAACGCGTTGTTGTTGAGTACCAGCTGCGCGGCCAGCTTCTCCTGCAGCAGCTGGCCCGTCATATACTGGTTCGGTTCCTCAAGCAGGAACCGGATATACGGCTCCGGATTTACGGCGAGCTTCCGCGACGAGGCCGTGACTGTCTCCCGGATGTGCTTTGCCGTCAGCTTGCCGATGGCCTTGATCTTCGGCCGGATGCAGGCGCGGACGATATCGGACTGATACATTTTGCCGTTGTAGCTGTAAAAGCCATTCCCGCGCTCCTGCACCATCTGAACGGTCGAAACGCGCTTGGTGGTCGTGATATTCGTCAGGAGGTTTTTAAAAAATCCCATTGTCTCACTCCTAGAGCATACTGGTGTATTCCGCCTGCTTTTGATCGTAGATCGTGTAGGCGTCGAGCAGAGCCGCCGTGCCATCGATGCGGCGCGTGGACTTGCTCGTTTTGTGCGGCTGGATATTGCCGTTTTTGTCCTCGTCGTAGGCGGTGTTTGCCATGCACCACTTATCAATCGGGTTGTTGTTGTAGACGATCCGCTTGGATTCCAGATCGTTCCCGCATCGCTTCATCGGCTCGGAAAGCGTTTTAACGCCCTGATGCACGGGGATCATGGCCTCTGCTCCAAAGTAGTCCGCCATGCTGTCCGTCCAGTAAGACGCCGACCACGCATCATAGCCGATAAATGGTATAAAAATATCGAGGTCTTCCTGCACCTCGACGAACCAGGCTTTGACGTCCTCATAGCGGATCTTGTTGCCCTCGGACAGGCGGAGCAGCCCGCGCTCATGCCACTTGTCGTATGGGATCTTGTCCTCCGTGACGCGCTTTTCCAAGAGATCCTGCGGCAGCCAGTACATCTGCAGCACAAACAGGATCTCCGGCAGCTCCGGCACTTGGAACAGCACCTTTGCCGCCGTCAGGTCGGTGGTCTTGGACAGATCCGCGCCGCCGATTCCGTATCGCGGGTAGGAAAGCACGCGCTCCTGCGTCTTGCCGTCCGGCATGTGGTGCTGCCAGATCAGGCGGCGGTTTTCCTTGTCGAGTTGGAAGGTGTCGCGGTTATCCAGCTGCTCAAAATTGAGCCAGGCTTCGGAGGACGTTTCGCGGATGTTGAAATCCTTGCAGACGAGGTTTCGGACGAGGGCCGGGTTTTTCTCCGCCCGCTCGACTCGCTCTTTGAGGGCCGTGTAGGACTTGATCGTCCCGAGCCCCGGATTTGCCTTTTTCCAGCAGTCCGGGTCGGTCCATTCGCTTCGCTTGTCGAGCTCGTAAATAAACGCGATCCGGCGCGGGTCGTGGTACCCGTCCGGATCCTCATAGCCGTTGATGATGCGCTCGGCTTCTTCGTATTTTTCGTCGTAGATGTCCTCGCGGATGGTGCCGGCGGTGGAGGTGATAAATCGCAGCGGCTGCGCGCGGGCCTGATCGCCGTCGGCAACGATGTCGTACAGCGGTCTGCCGTTTTTCCACTGATGGAGCTCGTCCATCATGGCCCCGTGGATATTCAGGCCGTCAAGCGTGTCGCTGTCCGAGGACAGCGGCTTGAATACGCCGTCGTTATAATCGCTGTCCACCTCTCCGACCAGACAGCGCGTCCGTTTGCGCAGTGCCGGTGATTTCTGCACCATGCGCTTTGCTTCCTGCCAGATGATCTTCGCCTGGTCGCGTTTGGTCGCGACGGCGTAGACCTCCGGGCCTGCTTCGCCGTCCGCCAGCTGCAAATACAGGCCGACGCCTGAGGCCAGCAGCGACTTGCCGTTTTTCTTTCCGACAATGAGGATCGCTTCGCGGTACTGCCGGTTTCCCTCGATGTCGATAAACCCGAATACAGTCGCCAGCAGCGCTTTTTCCCAGAGCTCCAGCTTGACGAGCTGGCCGCCCGCCTTGCCCTTGGAGTGGTGGCAGTAGTTTTCAAAAAATTCGAGGACGTGGTTTGCCCGGCGTGGGGAATAATAAAACTCGGAATCCGCGTTTTCAAGCTGCGCGACCACATGTCTGTAGGTCTTCTGCACCTTGAGACTGACGACTTCGCGGCCGTCCTGTATGGCCTGCCAGTATTCGAGGATGGGGTTGTAGGTCGCCTGGTAGCGCGTGAGTTTCATTCCTCGTCACGCTCCCGGACAAAGCTTGCAAAGCCGTCGTCCTCCTGCTTCGGCGCGGTGTCCGGCTTCGGCAGGAGCGCCGTGAGCTGCTTGATGATCTTCTGGTAGTTCGCGTTCGTGGAGTTGTACGCCTGCCCGATCGGCCTGGCGCGGTCATAGGGCTCGAGCCGCTCCGACTGCTGGAATTTCTCCGTCCAGCCGTTTTTCCGCAGGTCGTCCGCCATGTCCTCGCACTCGATGCGCATAAAGGCTGCCTGATCGATGAGGCCCGCGACGGTCCCGGCCGCTTCCTTCGGCAGATTCCGGTAAAGCTTTTTCAGGCGCGCTTTCTCCGCGCGGATCCGCTGTTCTTTGGTTTTTTCCCGCTGATTCGCCACAGAAAACGCCTCCTTTTCGCGTGATTTTTGCCGTCTGTCCGCGCGTGCGCGTAGATTACTTATCGCCGCGCTTTTGTAGGGGGGCCTCGCGAACGGCCTGCGTATTCTTCCGAGG